CATTACGAGCCATATACATCAAATGGAAAGGGTCAGCCATTTGAGCCCAAGCACCACCCATTACATTTAATTGAGCGGACATCTCAACAGCACCTTCAATGTTCCATAGTTTATCAGCCATACTAGATGTTGCTTCCATATCAACACCTAATTTTGTAACCAACTCAGCCATTTTAGCTAAACCTTTAACACCATCTTTAAAATGATATTTATTTAACATTTTAAAATTACCAGCAATGTTTTTCATTACCTTTGAAGCGTTTACACCCATTTTGTGTGAACTTTTTAAAGTCTGTTCAACAAATTCACCAGTACGTTCAGCTGAAAGTCCTTGTAATTCCATATCAGCAGCCATTTGAGCAGTACCTTCAGCACCTAACCCAGTAACTACAGACATTTTAGCCATGGCTTTTAAACCTTTCTCGTTTAATAAAACTGTTCTACCTATATTGTAACTATAATCTTCTTGTAATTTAGCAACTTTAGCTAAATTAACGCCAATCATTGTTGTTTGTTTTGCAACGTTAGTAATGGTAGTTCTCATACCACCACTTTCTTTACCTAAAACACCCATAGATAAAGCAGCTTGTTTCATTGCTTTATCCATTTCGAATATACCTAAACCTTTTATTTCATTACCAACACTTTTAACAAGTCCAGGTAATTTCATAGTGACATCTTTCAATCCTTTTAAAGATTTACCCAATGCCATAGCACCTACATTTGCTTCTTTAGCTGCTTGTTTATAGAGAACAACTTGTTTTTCAATTAAACCGTTTTGCTTTTGTAAAATTTTTAATTTTTCTTCTTCAGCGGCTAATTCATCTTTAGATAATTTAACACCATTACGCTTACCAGAATTAATAGTTTTTTGAACTTCGTCTTCTATTTTTTTATTTGCTATAAGTGTTTCTTGTAGTGCATGTGCTTCCTTAACAGCTTCGATATAACTATCGTAACCTCTATTCATACGCTCCCTTAACTTCGCCTCTTGTTCAACTAATTTAAGAGCTTCTTGTGCTGCTTCTTTTGCTTCAGCTGCTTGTTGTGCTGGTGATTTTTTTGCCATTATCTATTATTTTTTAATTCCCTTATCAACTCTATATCCACGTGAATCAATAAATTCTATAGTTATGTCTTTTGCTGGTTTTGATTCTTTAGTGATTGTTTTTTCTTTACCATCATCACCTTGAACTTTTTCTGTGTATTTTTTAATTACATCACAAACATAAACATTTTCCTTATCTGTTTTTTCTTTAACTATGATATCAATATCTGGATTACTTAAAAGTATACCATATTCACCATCTGAAGGTTTAGAACCAATATATCTCATATTAGTAACTTCTTGATTTGTGGCTAATCGATAATCACCGTTTGCACCATATCTAATTAATATATTTTCCAATGGTCTAAACTTAATGTCAAGCTCTTTTATGAAATTTTTACCTAATTTTTTTTCAGCTTCATCATCCATATATCTATCAATCAAATTTTGAACAACAACATAACCAGTTGTTTTTGGTTTTTCACCTTTTAATTCACCAACAAATGATTTCCAAAAACTAGGTCTTTTATAAAAAGCATTTCTTAACTGAGTATCACCAGTAATAATATTGTATATTTCTTGACCATTTAATTCTTCTTCATCATCATCTTCATCTTCAGCGTTAGTTACATTAACATCTTTAATATTTTGAATCTTTGAATTCTTTTTTTCAATATCAGCACCTTTTGTTTCATATGTAATGATATCAACATTTAGATTACCTTCTTTTGTAACTTCTACTTTATTTTCATCCAAAGATATATCAACACCAGTTATATTAGGATTACCCAAAGCATCTTTAGTTTCTTCTGCTAATTCAAAATGAACAAATCCACTAGATTTACTCATGAAATTTAAAATAATTGATTCTTCTTTACCATCTATCGCTAAATCTAAAGCATCTCCTTCTCCAAGTGTTGCTACAGTTTCAATAAACCTAGATTTAAGTTTACTATTATCTTCTCCATCTTCTTCTTCATCATCTTCAGCGTTAGTAATAGTAAAATCTGCAATGTTTTGAATTTTTGATTGACTCTTATCAACATTACCATCTTTTGTTTCGTATGTAACTATATCAACAGTTAATAAACCATTTTGTGTTTCTTCAATATGACTTTCATCCAAAGATATATCGACACCAGTTATATTAGGATTACCCAAAGCATCTTTTGTATCATCTGCTAATTCAAAATGAACGAAACCGCTTGATTTACTCATGAAATTTAAAACTATACCACCAATTTTACCGTTTGTTTCCAAACTAATAGCATCTCCATCATTAAGTGTTGAAATTGCTTCAATAAACCTAGATTTACGTTTACTATCGTCTGCTTTTTTAGCATCGTAATTTGTACCATCTATTATCTTCCCACCTCTAGAAACATCTATCTGTTCAACATCTTTCAATGTCCATTTAGCCCATGTTTTAACTTGTGGTGGTTGTTCTTCTTTTTGTTTATCACTTGCTAAATTTAATGTTAATAAATTATCGTTAAATGAATTAAATGTTAAAAAAGCTCTTCTATCAAAATAATCACTATTTTTATCACTAACATCCATTAAAATTTGACCACTAGTATTATTGACAACTGTAAAATTAAATTTTTTACCTTGTGTTGTAATTGTTATTGTATCACCATTTTTTATGACTTTTTTAGCCATTTCATCAAAAGTTGATTCTAATAGAAAGAATTTTAAATTTTTATACTGTTCTTCAGTTATGATTAATTTTTTATTCATACAAAGTGTTTTATTATAAATATCTGGTAAAACAAAAATACCCACGTTTAATTGTGGGTATTTAATTATGTTGTAGGTATTTCACCAGTTTTCATTTTATTTTTTAATGATTCACCAGATATTCTAGTAGACCTTTGGCCCTTAGAATTTTTGGCTTTATTTTGCATTTCTTCTTTAAATTTTTCTGCTTCTTCTTGTTTTTCTCTAGCTTGATTAGTTAACATACCTAAGAAAAATCTTCTCTCATATGTTGGCATACTTAAAATATCATTATAAGTCATACCTTTCAAGTATTGAGTGCAAAGATATATTTCTTCTAATAAAGGTACCTTATACTCTGAAGTTAGGCCAAAAAAAGCTGATGTTAAGAGGAAGAAAGGTGGCAATAGACCCACCTCCAGGGGTCGTCACCTCTATGTTTAAGTCGATGCCACTCTCTATCTTTTCAATATAATCATTCAATGCTCTTGCATCACCAATTCTCATAGAATTTGAAAAATCTTTAAGGTAATTTTTATCTCTATTTCCGTTAACTTCTACCAATTGTCTTTCCATTCGATACGTTGATGTATTATTAACTGGTACTTTATTTAACTTATCCTTTTCAACTAATTCTTCCAAAACATCTACATCACCAACTGTTAACATTCTAAATTTAATATCAAGTTTTGAAATTGGTAATTTAAAATCAAAATAACCATCAGAATCTGGTTCAGCACCCAATTCAATATTCTTTAATTCATTCAAATTAATATCAGTATCAAATGGTACTTCATTTTCATCCAATAGAGTTACTGGATACATTTCACCATAAGCTGTTGCTCTTAACCAAATCATAATAGCATTTCTATCACCAACTGTTAAGTCTTTATATCTTAAATCTGGTTCTAGAATTTTTCTATTGATTATAATCTCCAAAAACTCACCACTTTCCAATAAGTTTGGACTAGTAAGAATATTCTCATCAGCTGTTGTCATATAAGCCAATCTAATATTTGCTTTTTTATTTCTGTATAATTTACCTTTTGAAGGCAACGGAATTACATCAAATGGTGCATTATAATTAGGTTGACTTAACTCCAAAATATAAGGGTTTATATTTGAAGGGTTTTGACCATAATCCATAGTATTGTTTACTGGTGGTTGTGATGGTGGTGTTGGTGGTACATAATTATTGTTGTTGTTGTTATAATTATTTGGTGCACCTTGCGTGTTTTGATTCATATTATATGTTTCGTTAGGAGTGTATAACCCATTTTGAGTCTCTGGGTTATTATTATTTCTAGCAGAAGCTTCGTTAGCTTGATATTGATATCTTTGAATATTTTCGTTATTGATTCTAATTTGCTCATCACGAAGTCTCATTTGTTCTTCATTTGATTTTTGTGTTGAATTTTGAGTAACAACTCTAGTTGTTTGTTTTTCAGCTAAATTAGGTTCAACAACCATATTACCATACTCTAAATTACTCAATTGTTGTTGAGTTCTATTTCTCATCATTTCAACAGCATTTGCGTGACCATTAACATTATAGTTTTCTGGTGCTTCATTTTGAGACGGTGGTGGTGTTTTAGATTGTTCGTAAATATAATTTGTAACTTCTTTTTTCTCAGCTTCAAATTTTGCAATTCTTTGTTCTTCAGTTAAAGTAACTGGTGTTTGTGTTTCTTGTTTAGGGAAAACATTTGGTTTTTTATCCATATTAAAACTTATTTTTATTTGTTATAACTCTAAAAATAAATATAGATGAATAAGTTTTTTTGTAAATAGAAATTATATAAAATAAAAAAACCACTATTTTAAAGTGGTTTTTAATTTTATCCTAATTTTAATTTTGAGACTCTATTTGTTAATCTACGTTGTATATCTTCATCTCCTTTGGCTGTTTTAACTATATAGTCATTTTCTTTTTCGGAATCACCACTAGACATTTTTATTATTTCTTTGGCTAAATCATCTATATCAGAGTCATTTTTTTGAACACCCTCATTTAATACTTCGATTCTTTTATCACCACCAGTAATTTGCTCTTGTTCACCATTATCATCATATTGAATAGTGTAAGACACTTCTTGGCGTGGATTAGCTTCAAAAGAGATTATTTCAGCATCTCTACCATTAAATTTAATTTTAGCACCTTTAGATATAGGGTCAGCAAAGTAACTTTCACTTATTAAACCTTTTGATTGTAAATATCTTTGTTCAGCTAATAAATTAACTTTTAAAAAATTTTTCTTTTTATCTGATTTTCTCATAATATTTTTTATTATAAATAGTTTAAATAAAACAAAAAAACCTAGAATAATCTAGGTTCTTTGTTAGTATTTTAGTTTTATTAGAATAATAAGATTGCTCTATCGAAACGTAATGTTGCAGTAATCTCAGCGATACCATCATCATCCATTGATAAGTCACCGAATCCAACGTTTGTTAACATTGTTCCATCCAATAACCATTTCTCGATAACAACACCCGTTGGGTCAAGCATCTCAAGTTCAACTGGACGTTTGTAACCAGCTGCGTAACCTTGACGACCAGTGATTGATTCAGAGTGAAGACGTACCCACTCCATTATTGCTTGTGCAGCAGATGGACCAATCGGGTCACGGAAAGTTACATCGATTGATTCCCAAGTAAATCTACCGATTACCCATGTAGATGTGTTTAGGAAAGGAATCTCTACTTCACTTTGTGTGATTGAAGGTCTTGATGCAGATGATAACCACCATTGTTGAATACCCAAATCTGCTGGGAATGTAATTAACCAACGATTCTTTTTCTTAGGCTCGTAAGGTAGGGGCATTTTCATTAATAAATCAGCCATGTTCTATTTGTTTTTAAAGTTTATTCTTATTTCTATATAAATATGATAAGATTTATTTTATTTTGTAAAAAATTAATTTCTTTATCTATAAATATGATAAAATATTAAAATAATTTGTTTTTATTAAAAAAAATCAGTACCTTTGAAGTATTATGGGAAAATTAAATATAACAGAAGAAGAACTTTTAGAAAAATACAATGTTTCTATTGATATTTTAACCGATGAATGTGATTGGATTACGCATATTAGTGGTCAAATGGTTTGTGCGACAATCGTATCAATACTGGTAGAATACAACATAAATTGTTTAATTCATAGTGATAAATTATATGAATTATATGATGACCACATTAAAAGTTTAAAT